TGGAACTGTATAATAAAAACGGTAAAGTGATTGCTGAGACTTTCTTTGATGGAGAAAATCTTAATGAGATTAAAAAACATAAATGGCATAATAAATGTGGATATGTTTATACGATCCATGGTGGTGAGAAGCTGAATTTATCTAATTTTGTAAAAGGCGATTTTGAGCACAAATATATGTTTGATCACAGGGATCGGATTAAGCTGAATAATTTATCTAATAATTTGCGTGAAGTGACTTATTCACAGAATGCGATAAATCAAGGCATTCGATCAGATAACAATAGTGGTATTGTTGGTGTGGGTTGGGACAAAAATAAAAATAAATTTCGTGCTCGTATAGTTGTTGATGGTAAAGAAATTTTCCTTGGTAGGTTTGCAGATTTGCAAGACGCAGCAGAAGCCAGACGCCAAGCTGAAATGAAATACCATGGAGAATTTTCTCCTAATTTTAGATCGGGATGAAGGGAGGTAAAGTATGAAGATTAAAATGTTAAAAACAGAAAAGGGAAGTATAGATGGGGTCCAAGTCAAAGAGTATAAGGCTGGAGAAATATATGACATACCTCTTAGCCTTGCTATTGTTTTTGTTGACCAGCTACAGATAGCCGTGAAGGTGGAAGCGCCTGAGGTTGTCGAAGCTGAGGAACCAGACGATGTGACAGGTGAGGAAGCCGAAGAGATTGAGACTCCAGAGACTGTGAAACCTGATGTGCCGGAGGAAGTAAAAGCAGATACTCCAGAGACTGTGAAACCTGATGTGCCGGAAAAGACCAAGACCGATACCCCGGAGAAGCCTGTGGCCAAGAAGCCCAGTCCCAGTGTAAAAGGCAAAGGGCCAATGGACGATATGAAGAGGGATAAGGCTAAGAAATGACACTTGAGCTTGTGACATACGAAGATCTGAAGGCGCTCCTCGGCTTAGAGAAGGAAGCAATAAGGGATTACCCTGCGCTGAATCTCCTTAGGCCGTCTGTGACGTCGGCTATCGAGGAGCATATTGGTAGATTGCTTGAGTCAAAAGAACGAACGGAGACGATCTATTTTGGCTCATGCAAGCAATCTATGGTATCACTGCCAGCAATTCCTATTACTGCTATTTCATCGGTCACGGTCACGATTAGTGGTGATTCTGAGACCTATGATGAAAATGAGGAATATGAAATTACAGAATATGGGATTAAGCTCCTGACTTTGCTGTCCAGTGCGAAGATGGTTGTGGTATATACAGGAGGAATTACGGAAGCCACCAATTCGATGAATAGAGCTGCCTTATTGCAGACAGCTTATGAGTTTCAGGCTAAAGATCATATAGGTGCAAGTAGTGTCTCAGCAGAAGGAGGTAGTGTGCAAAGACCAGAGCTTGGTCTTCTGAAGGAAGTTAAAAGGATATTGAGCAAAGACAAGCATCCGCTGATGGTGATATAATGACTCTGGGCATAGAAGTCAGGAACCTTGCAGAAATTAGTGATTATCTTAATAAGCTTCCTGATAAAACATTTGATGAGGCCAAGAAGGTATTTCAAGAAGCGGTATTAGATGCGGATAAGGAGGTCAAGCTCAGATTTTCATCTAAAATCATACATTCACGAACTGGTACTCTACGGAGGTCATTAAGAACAAGCTTAACCGGGAGCAGCCTTAGAAATTTACGGGCATCGTTTTTTAGCTCTGCTAATGTAGCTGGAGTGCCAGTGAAATACGCTCCTCTTCAGGAATTCGGTGGTGTCATCAAGGCTATTAATAAATATTCAGGAGTACCTGGAGGTCCTTACCTTAATATCCCGACAAAATCTAATTTGACTCCTGCCGGGGTGATGAAGAAGTCTGCAAAGGAATTGTTTAATGCAGGAGCCCACATACACAAATCAAAGGCAGGGAATTGGGGAGTTTTTATAGGGGATAAGATGATGATGGTTTTGAAGAAAAAAGTTGTGGTCCCTGCTCGACTTGGTATGATTGATGCAGCAGATGATCAAATACCGACGATATTGTCGAAATTGATTGTCCTAATCGGAGAGGATTAAAATGACAGATCCAGCTGTAACGACTATATTAGATGAAGTTGATGCGAGATTGACCAAGATAACGACTGCCAATGGGTATCATTATACGGTTAATAAGATAGAACGTGCAAGACTCGAGCCATTTGCTGGATATGATTTGCCAGCCGTCAATTATTGGTGTACATCGCTTACAAATACACGTAATGTCTACAATGATGATAATAGACAGCTTGAGTTACTCATTGAGAGTCATAGTTTGACGAGGGATGAGCCTTTCGTTGATGTTGCGAATAAGTTAGCAGCAGATATCATAACTGTGTTAAATCGAGCTACTACTGCGCCAAAAGTATCAGATGATCCTAACTATGAGCTTGATGAGACGATATCAGATCTAATATTTCAAGGGTATGATTACATAATAGGCCAGGGAGAAAAACCATGGTGCGGTGTGCTTGTCAGGTTTATAGTAGCATATCAAACTAATCCTTATGACATGACTACATACGGTGTATAATTTGAAAAAAGTAGCAATTATATGTTCACCCGGTAATGACAACCATTTATCCGAAATCTCAGATTATTTCAAGGCGAACTATGAGACGAAGGTCTGTGTGACCAATGATCTTGAGCAGACATTTAACGCTGTAAAATGGGCTGACATAATTTGGATCGAATGGGCTGATAATTCAGCGATCAATGTCACACGATTTGAGCAGTTGCTGTACCAGAAGCAGGTGATATTACGGCTTCACAGCTATGAGGCATTCACACCATATCTCGATTATATTAAGTGGTCAGCGATTACAGATTTGATATTTGTTGCCGATCACATTAAGGACATAGTCCTCCAGAAATATCCTTGTATTGAGAAGAACGTTGATCGAATTCATATGATACCGAACGGGATTGACACTGATAGATTTGCGCTGTCACGGGTTAAAAAGGGGAAGGACCTCGCATATCTTGGTTTTCTCAATTTTAAGAAAGCGCCTGTGTTATTGTTCACAGCCTTTGCAGAGCTATTGAGCATTCAGCCTGATTATACACTCCATGTCGGAGGTGCATTTCAAGAGGAGCGATACGCTCTCTATCTCAAGCAGATGCAAGAGCAAAATCCATTGCTTGCTGGACGAATCAAATTCCATGGTTGGATAGAGAAGCCGGAGGAATGGTTGGAAGATAAGAGTCACATCGTTTGCTCTTCAGTTCTGGAAAGCCAAGGCAAAGGAATCATGGAAGCCATGGCAATGGGTTTGAAACCAGTTATTCATAATTTTGTAGGTGCTGATACAATATACCCTATCAAATATTTGTGGTCCAAGGTTTCTGAATTTTGCAGCATGATTTTGTCTGAAGAGTATGATCCGGTTGAATATAGAAACTACATAACTTCTTATTATTCTTTTTCAGATAAAATTGGGCAGATAGAGGCGGTCATCAAAAGTCATGCAGCTCCTGTATCTACATTCATGCCTGATAACCTTGTGAAACCTATAAGGTTGTCGGTTACGATGATGATGAGAAATGAGGAAAAACACATAGGTAGGTGTCTTGAATCTATTAAGGACATCGCTGACGAGATAGTGATTGTCGATACCGGGTCAACAGATAAAAGCATCAAGATAGCTAAGTCATACGGTGCTAAGGTTCACAGGCATCCGTGGAAGGATGACTTTTCGCTTCATAGAAATCAAGTTATTCGTCATTCAACAGGTGATTGGCTATTGCAGATAGATGCTGATGAAGAGTTGACAGGTAATAAAGAAGGGTTGAAGAAGACATTAGCGAGGCTAAGTCCTGAATATAACGGGGTGTCAGTTAAGCTTCAGGATGTATGTCAGGAATCAGGGACTCAATTTAATGCATCACGAATTTTTAGAAATGGCAAAATCAAATATCGTAGAGCAGTCCACAATATACCGATCTATGAAGGTGCTGAGAAATTTGGAGCTGTCCTGTATAACGATGTTACAATTATTCATCATGGATCGCATTATCAAATCTCGAAGAAAGAATCTAAGAAGAAGACTAAGCGCACAGGGACATTGTTAAAAAAAGCGCTGATAAAAGATCCTGAAGACTATGAACTGCTTTTCTATCTTATGCAGTTTTATGGAACGATTGAGGATTATAGCAAGGCGATCAGCTATGGTGAGAAATATCTTGAGAGCAAGTCTCTGTGTAATGGATTCAATGAGACCGTATACTATTCTATCATCCGGTTATATCTGGAGCAAAAGAATTATGGAAGAGCTTACAAATGGTTGATAGAAGCGCAGAGAATATTACCTGATGACTTAGATATATCTTATGTCACAACTGAGTTCGGAGTAGTTACAGGCAATGGCCAGATGCTACTCGAGGGAGCACGGAATTATCTGAAGCAATATGAGATGTTTACAAAGCGACCAGATGCAAAAGGTAGCCGTTTCATATTCTCTCAGAAGCCGGATAGCTTATATTTTGTTCTTAAGCATATGACGGCATATTTATTAGGTGATGGTGTTGATTGCTTGAGTAAATTAAAAGAATCAATAGGGTTTTTGCAAGAAGCAGATCAAGCCATTGCTGCTGAAGAAGTTAAGCAACTATTAGAACCGATTGGAGTCAGCACAAACTAAAGGAGGTTTATTATGTCGACAAGTGCCAAAGCAAAAATCAGCATAGAAACAGGGCGGACGCTGACTGCCTACGCCAAAATGACCGATGGCGGTGCTCATGATGTGCATTATCTCGGGACTGTATGGAGTGGCTACTCCAGCGATGCAGCTGATTATGGTCCGGACGTTAGACCGAATGGTATGGTCTCAGGAAGGAATGTCCTTTCTTTGCATGCCACTGACGATACAATAACCATTGCTGGGTTCACTGCCTATTCCAAAGGCACTGAACATACAGTTGTTGCGGCGACTGGTACGTTTACCCGTGGTACAGGTCCAGGTAAGTCTAAGATCATATCTGTGACAATGGATTCAGCCGGGACGATAGCGATAGTCCCTGGAGAAGAAGGTGCTGATACAACGTTCAGCGCAGTAAGGGACGCAGCAGGAGGACCTCCTTATATCCCGGTGAACAGTGTTGAGATCGGTCAGATCAGGGTAACGTCATCAACAGCTGGAGCATTGACTGCGGCGGAGATATTTCAGGTTGTTGGAACCAATACCCAGAGATTTGATTATCCGACTTGGGAGGAGTTCAATATTGGCAAAGGCATATTGGCTGAAACAGCTGGTGAAAAGAATTCCCACATAAAGTTTGATTCAGTGCTCCCTGCCATACATACTGGTGGAGTAGTCAAGGAGGTATTTGTTCAATATTATACTCCTTCGTATTCTGATCTGTCCAAGACTTTGGACTTCAAGCCGTGTGAAAACTCCCCATCGGTTTCTTCAACCCAGTATTACAATGGAACCATAGCTGCGGTGTCCAGAGCGCTTGGCACTGGCGGATTCACGGCTATTATGGCAAATAACGTCTCGGATGCGCTTCTGAATGAGCAGGATAAAGTAATCACGGTAAAGTTTTATCCTGATCGGAATAAGAATCCATTTGTCTTAACACAAGGTGAAATTGGAGTCGCCAGGACTTTCCCGGTTGCAGATCAGAATCAGGCCAGTGTAATAATAGCCTCTGAGAATGCAAGTGTGTCATTTCTATCATAAAACGGAGGTATAGTGGCATTTAACACAGAAAAGTTTGGTCAGTCAAGTTTTAGCCATAGGATGGAAGACATCCCAGTCCCAGGACTGTCAGTGTTCTTTGAAGATGATGAACCGGCGATATGGCAGGTAAGAGGATTAACTGGGCATGAGTTGGCGAAGGTCAATGAGGCTGTCAAGTTAAATAAGGATGTAGGATCGATCCTTTCCGGCATCTCGTCTGAACTACACAGCGAAAAAATAGACTCTATAAAAGAAGTGCTTGGTTTAGGGGATAATACGCCGGATGATCTCGTACGGAGGATATCGTCATTGAGGTATGGTTCAGTGATACCAGAGATTACGCAAGAGATTGCTGTCAGGTTAGCTGATTCATTCCCTACGACTTTTTTCCAGCTTACGAATAAAATATTTGAGCTTACTGGTGAAGGTAAGACTTTGGGGGAATCGAAAGCCTCTGGGGAAATAGCGACGTGAGGAATTCATTAGCTTTATGTCATGATAAGAAGTGTTTTCTCTATGAGGCAAGGCCGGACCTATTTCCGCAGGGGTTTGTAACTCAGGTGGAAATAGCGCTCTGGTCTAAATTCTACGAAGGTCTGAAAGGAAATTAATTTTGTCTAATGTCTCAAGAATTATAGATATAGTCTTTGTTGGAACGGATGAAGTGAGTGGCACCATTGATTCAGTATCCGGGAATATGTCTGATCTTGGGAACAGGATTGAGGCTATTGCTGAACCGTTAGCAGGATTTGCTGATGATATATTAAAAGTCGATGCTGCTTTAATGGCAGTTGCTGCTGGGGGATTAGTCTATGCCTTTGCTAAATCCGCTGAATTTGAAGCTGCCACAATTGAGCTTCAAAAAGTTATAGGTGATGAAATAGCCTTGCTCGGTGATGCGCAGAAGGCTGCTCTTGATCTATCGACTACATATGGTGAAACCAGTTCTGCAATTTTGTTGAGTACAGCTAATTTTAAGCAAGCTGGATTTACCGTTGAAGAGTCTCTAACTCTGACTAAGAATGCCATGGATTTGGTCGTAGCCGGGTCGATAGATGCGTCTACGTCAAGTGAGCTTCTCATAGCCACATTAAAAGGATTTAAAGAACCAGCGTCAGAAGCTGCAAGATTAGTCGATATCTTGAATGAAGTATCGAATAATTATGCGACTGATGTCGAACAACTTGCGATAGGTATGGCTACACTCTCTCCTATTGCAGATAAGATGGGATTTACTTTTGAAGAAACTGCTGGTGTTTTAACTCCAGTGATTGAGGTATTTCGTTCAGGTGGTGAAGCTGCAATCGCATTAAAAACAGGTTTATTGAAATTAATTGATGATTCCAAGCCTGTTGCTGAAGCCCTTGCATCGATTGGAGTGTCGCAAAAAGACGCAAATGGGGAGTTACGATCCGGTAAAGATATACTCTTTGATGTAGCTACTGCCTTTAATACTGCGGAAGAAAGTGATAAATTATTTCTTGCTCAGCAACTCGTTGGTATCCATCAAGCTGGTAGGATGGTCGAAGTATTCAACGGATTAGCGCTCTCAACTGAAGTCACAGCGGTTGCAATGGGTGCAGCCGGATCAGCTGCATTAGAAGTCGCAGCCAGATTGGAGAGTGCTGAAGTTGCTGTTAATAGATTTCAGGTAGGGTTCGAGAATCTCGGTATTATTGTCGGAGACCAATTCCGTGTAGCAACCGTGGAAGCCATTGATGGTGCTACAGAGATTGAGCTGGCCTTGCAGGGGATCGTTTCTTCTGGGACGTTTAGCCCAGTGTTTGATGCACTAAATGAGTTCAGTAGTTCGTTTGGTGATTATCTCAGAGGAATAGCAGGAGCGATGCCTGAAGCGTTTGAGGAAGTTGATTTTGATGAATTCCTTGATGCTTTTGGAAGTTTAGGGGATGAGTTTAAATCCTTCATGAGTGAATTAGATCTGACAAAGCCTGAGGATTTGGCTAAGGCAATTCAGTTTGTGCTTGACTCAATGACGAGTCTCATAGTCGTTACCAAAGGCATGGTAGAAGCTTTTGAGCCGATGGTCACAGCAACCATCAATATGGTAAAAGGGTTCAATGCGCTTGATGATGCAGAAAAAGAATCAGCTGGTAATATACTGGGATTAGCAAAATTAGTAACTGAATTTGGAATCAAATTTGCGGCTTTTGCGATGACTATCGGTCAGCATGCTGAGCTTATAGAGACAGTCTTTAAAGACATTGCTACCACTATAGGTTTTGCATGGGATTCAATGGCGACTTCATTTGATCTTGCATTAATCATAATAGCTGGATCAATAAGAACGTTAGTCGAGATATTTGGACTCTTGCCTTTCACGGACTGGACAGAAAATGCAACAGAAGAATTATCGACATTCATTGATTTTCTTGGAGCAGATGTTGTAGATCGTGCAGAAGCAAATTCAGAGAGGCTTAAATACGCATTCGGGGATGTGGTTCCTGGGATAGAAGAAATGGCAGGAGCTATGGAGGAAATCCCGAGTGAAATAGATACAAAAGTGGATATCGATTCAGAGCAAGCAACAACCAAGGCTAATGACTGGTCTGCTTTGCTTGATGATGTGACTCCACCTGATAAAACAACAGAGATAATCCTTACTACTACTGATCCAACCCCAGCTGACATAAAAAAAGAAATTGAAGCTATTCCTTCGGAGAAGTTATTACAAATAGAGTTGCAAGGTGAGATCGACACTGAGTTGGCAAGGATAGAAGCTAATGCAGGAAATATGCAGACCCAGTTTGAGTGGCAGGCTAAGTTAGATATAGCCGCAGCCCAAGCTAACGCAGACATAATGGATTCGATATTTGAAGGACTTGCTACTACCATCTCAAGCACAAGTGAAAGCCTTAATACTCTCTATGGCCTGTGGGCTAACGCAGACATGTTTGACAAGAGTGATATTGAGAAGTATATAAAGGAGGAGATGGAGATAAAAGAAGAAGCACATGATTTAGAAATGAGACTCGGTGAAGCGCAGCTTAAATATATGGAGAAGCGAACTGCTAAACTTAATAAAGGCGATGCGCTGATTAACATAAGCGCTGATGGATTGGAGCCTGCACTGGAAATGGTCATGTGGCAAATATTAGAAAAAATACAAATAAGAGCAACCGAAGCTGGTTCAGAATTTTTGTTAGGAATATAATATGATAGCAATAACAAAATCAACTTTTGATCCTGGTGGCGCAATAGTAGTCAGGAATTATAAGAACGAATCTGAACTCCGAAATGCAACAGCCCGTGTGAGCAAATCATCTACTTTAGATGGTGGTGTTGTAGTGATTCACAGTGGGTTTGCGGATGGAGATCGCAATATATCTATAGAGGCAGTGCTCTCGCAGAGTGTCTCAGATTCTTTATGGGAGATTTTTCAGACAGAGACTTTTGTTAATTTAGCGATCCCTGATGGGGTGTTTAGTGCTGCGATTAGCAAATTGCAGATAGACAATGGCGATGCAAAGATGACGATGGAAATTGAATCAAAATTAAGTGTATAGGGAAGATATGGATGAGCAAAGTAAAGTAGGGAGTCGGTTTGAAGCGGAATTATGGCGTGATGGTAAGCTTGTTATAGATAAACCAAAACATCACAATTTCCTGATTGTTAAGAAAAACGAGGTCATAAAAATTGATCTGAAGAGGAGCCGAGATGAAAAATGATGCGATTATAACTACCACATGGGACGTCGAACATTGGAGAGACGGTAAACTACTTGAGCGGACTATTGACAGCAATGTCTGTACGGCAGAGGGACTAAATCAGTTGCTGCGCATCATGTTTACGGGTGGCACCCCGATACCGTTATTGAACTGGTATGTCCTCATCTTTAACACTGACACTTCACCTGCTGATGGTACAACCTATGCTACCCCGGTTTTCACCGAGGAAACTGATTATGATTCAGCAACACGGCCTTTATGGGAAGGCGGAGCAGTGGCAGCAAAGAGTGTGACCAGTAGCTTAAATAAAGCGACGTTCATATTTGATGCAACCTCTGACGGTCACACTATTTATGGTGGTGCTCTTGTTGGTGGAGATGGTGCAGATGTCAAGGGTGATGAAGCTGAGGCTAAGGGTAGACTTTATTCTGCAAGCAAGTTTGACAGCGCAAAACTTATTGCAGATAATGACACTCTCAAAGTGACCGTAACACTGACGGCAGCAGACGCATAAAGATAACCTATTGGCTGAAGGATAAATAATGGCTGTTACTTGGAACCCATTAGATAAATCAAATTATTTTACCCTTACAAATGGGGATCTGACTGCTGCCAATACGCTTGGAAATAGCCATGTTAGTCTACGGGCTACTGACTCTAAATTAAGTGGTAAATGGTATTGGGAAATCCACATAGACAATTCACCTTCTGATGTACAATTCATAGGAATAGGTACATCGAGTGCTGTTCTCAATAATAGACTGGGATGGGATACGAATAGCTACTGTTATCTTTCTGATGGTAGAAAAGATTATAACAACGATTTGTTAAGTTATGGGGATTCTTTTGTCGAAGATGATATTATAGGAATTGCACTTGATTTAGATAACGGGAAACTTTATTTTTCTTTAAATGGAGTGTGGCAAAATTCAGGTGATCCTGTTGCTGGTACTGGCTTTGCTTATGATGGTATTTCAGGTACCTTTTTTCCGATGGTGTCTGTATATTATAAGAATGATAGTTTTACTGCTCGATTTTTCAATACTGATTGTACATATTCTTCACCAACAGGATTTAGTTATTTTCCCGTTGTTCATGAATTGGAAATCACTGAAGCTTCTGGGCTATCTGACGTGATAACTCCTGACCTCCTTGTCGAGACATTAGCTGAAGCTGCTGGATTATCTGACGTGATAACTCCTGACCTCCTTGTCGAGACATTAGCTGAAGCTGCTGGATTATCTGGCGTGATAACTCCTGACCTCCTTGTCGAGACATTAGCTGAAGCTGCTGGATTATCTGGCGTGATAACTCCTGACCTCCTTGTCTTAGAGATAATCAACGCAATAGGTCTCAGCGATACATTGAGTGTAGAAGCATCATTGTCTATATTATTGGCTGAGACTATCGGATTATCTGATTCAGTGATTCCTGACCTCTTTGTCGAGATATTAGCAGAAACTGCCGGTCTGAATGATACCGTCGATAGAGACTATTATTTTTATAAGACAATTGCAGAAGCTGTTGGACTAAATGATGTGATAGGTGTTCAGGCTGATTGGTTGATGACACTCCTTGAATCTGCTGGATTAGCCGACGTGATAGCCTCTTTTAATTGGACGCAATGGCTTTTACAAAATGAATATAAAGCAACCAAACGATATTACCTGACTTTGACTGGTGAAGATGATGATACGACTGACATTGTGATTCCAATGAAATCATTTCAAGGCAGACTTAGAGATGGCGATCCTACATATCTGTCTTGTGTGATTCCAGGAGCAGAATATGCAGCGCAAATAAATGCCCGGTCAAACGGTGATTTGATAGTTGAAATGGCTTATTTGATTGATGGTGTCGAACAATATAAAGAACAACTCGTGATAGTTGATTTGGAAACTATTAGGGTTGATGAAGGAGCTAAAAATCAATCGATTACATTATCAGGACATAGAACAGAAAGTTTTGTAACCAAAGAAGTGATCTTAGATGGGGCATCATATTATTACATAAGTGGTGGAAAATATCATTACAGGCTTGCGAAAGTTGATATGTATTTAAAACCGGGGGATACGGTTGAGGTCAATGGCGATTCATTCACCGTTGATGTAGTAACTTATTTTGTCAGTGTTAAAAGGCAGCAAATGGAAATCTCAGAATAATGGGCAAGGGAATAATCATATCAGGTGGTACAGACGGTCAATACAACGTTCAGTTGACGCTGAAAAGAGATGAAATCACTGCCCAGATTGCCAATGCTAATGCTCAAATAACTGTAGTGGAAGCAAGCATAGCAAAGACTGAGGGTGAGATAACAGACATCAATGCAGAGATTGTAATCCTTACGAATGAGATGAATCTCCTGGGACCGGGTGCTGCGAAAGACGCTAAATATCAAGAGATCATAGATAAACAAGACGAATTAGGGACTAAAACCCTTTTAAGGAATATATCGGAATTAAAGAAGACCTCATATCAGAAGAAAATAGATTATCTGAATGCTAACATGCCGGAAGATCCAACCGTCTCAGCTTGGTGCGGTGATTTAACAGAAGACTTATCTGGGAATGTAGGCACGATAGAGGTCCCCGGAGAGAGAGGGACTGTCTTGATCCAGCCGGGGCATGGTGGTAATGCGGCTTATACTCCTGCGAGAGACGGTCAGTTAGAGCCTGCGATAGCTGGGTTTCCTGCTGGAGTGTTTTATAATTTGGCTATGTTGCCCGGTTGGCAAAAGTGGATGCCGACTTATAGATTTGGTACAATGTCTAATTTAGATAAAGATGCTGGCACCTGTAATATTACCTTAGAAGCAGCAGTCAGCAGTCAGCAGTCTCTTGATCTCAATCAGGGTACAACTCTGACAGGAGTTTCTATCGAGTATATGGACTGCAATGCAACTGCTTTTGAAGATGGTGATAGTGTTTTGATAAGATTCACTGATCAGGACTGGAGCAATCCGGTAGTCATCGGCTTTAAAATAAATCCTGCAACATGCTGTGGTGAGCTTAGCTGGGATGAGGATACGAGTGCCACGACTATATTGCGATACAACTCTGGGACAGTAGCAATACTCGATGAAAATCCATTAGGAGGACCATATAATTGGGAAGTAAGCGGAACAGGATGGACGCTTGATAATGCGCAGACAGAAGGTTTAGCGAATACTCTCCGTGCCGGTTCGACTGCCTGTGGTACAGCAGTCATTACTGTCACTACTGAGTGTGGAGGTGAGATCATTGGTTATGTGGTATGTACTACAGGAAGTTGGTCTGCCTATAATACAATTTGTAGTAAGTGTACTCAAAATACTTTTTGTTTTTGTGAAACAGAAGTTCATCCTTATAAATATAAAGGTATACTTAACTGTGTTTCGAATACTATCAGTTCTTGTGATTTTAATTGCACTGGAACTTGGTATTGGCTTTCTAATTGGACTCTCCCTTGTGATAGAGGACCAGTTGGTGCTGCTTGTGGTGAGTGCAGATGTTATGTAGCTGGACACGGCTGCCACTGGATTGTTGATATACTTCAGAGATCGGATTGGGAGTGCTAATGAATATAGAAAAGTTTGAAAAAGATATGATGGTCTTTTCGTTTAGACAACACCAGGACGTCCTTACTTACCTAAGCCATCTTGAGGCTTCTGGTTGGACGATCGAGGATGCAGAGAACTGGATAGAAGGAGAAAAGAAGCGGCTCACCTTGGGAGAGAAGAATATACCTTCACCAGTCTTTCTTTGTCCTCTTTGTTCGAGTCCGATGCAGCTTCTTCAGGTGAATGTGGATAATGCTACCAAAACTGATGATGATTCGAAGAGTGTTTGGCTATGTTCAAACAAGGAATGTTTGGATACAATATATAATAACGAGACTATTCAAGACATAATGAAAGAATTAACAAAGAAATAGGAAAGGAGAAGTCATGTTGGAAAAAGAAATAGTGGAAAAGATAGAGTCCGTCGAGGTATTTGACTCAGAGTCATTAAAGACATGCTTCAGCGTCATAGATAAGGCGTACGAAGAAAAGATCGCTCTCGGTCAATTAAGAGCATATCTTGAGCAGTATTCAGAATAACCTTAATTCAGAGGAGGGTCGAAAAAAATGACTATCCAACATTTAATACAAAGAGCTCCAGCAAGATTTCTTGGATGGCATCATGAGGAGATCATAGAAGATGGAGACACAAGTGATCCTGTAGTAATACCTCCATTATTAGCTGGGCAGAGAATATCTGTCAGAACAATTGCTGGAACAAATGATGCGAAAGTTCAGAGCACGATTTCCAGCGATGCAAAAGTTATAGCAGGAACAGCGGTGTGGGAAGATTGGTTACCCGGTGCTCAAATAGGGACAGTATCGGCAAATTTGGATGCGCCTGTTACGGCTTTAAGGGCAATTGTAGGGACTACGACTTCTGCAACAGTTCTATTTGAGATATTGATCTAAGGAAAGGAGGTACAAAATGATAAAACGATTTTTCTTGATGACATTTGCGATATGCCTCCTGTGGACCTCTGCTTTTGCATGGAATGGTCCATGGAGTGTTGATGGTGTGCCATATATAAAGAAGGCAGCAGCTCCAACGGTGGCGGACTCAAGCTACGTCGTCCCATATATGTGGGTAGATACAGCAAACGCTAAGTTTTATCTGCTCATTGACAATACTGCTGGAGCAGCAGTTTGGCAAGAGGTTAGTTATTCCGGTGGTATAATTGATACGCTTAATCTTGATCAAAATGTTGAAACACTGGCTGCTACCAAGACTCTGGTTATTACTGACCTCGTCATTCAAAAACTTGATCCGGATGGCAGTGATAGAGACGTTGTGATGTCAGCTGAGGCTTCGAGCACGGATTTAGTGTTCTGGATTTACAATGCAGCTAATGGCGCAGGAGAAGACCTCACGGTTAAAGATGATGCTGCGGCTACTATCGTATCTCTTGGTCCTGGCATGGGAATGATGTTCTCTTGTGATGGAACAAGCTGGGTTGCTATTGGGGATGATGGGATCACTTATGACGCTGTGGCTGAATCGAATACCCTCGATAAGTTGATAATCGCCAATACTTCTGAACCTGCGATCATTATCTCAATGACTGGCATCACAGGTACAGACAATCAGGCAATCGACATCATAGGCGGAGAAGCCCTTGATTCTGAAGAACACTGGACAGGGATTCGAGTTTTGCCAAGTGATCTTGATCCCGGTGCGGCTGATACCCGGATCAGGGGAATTGCATCTAATCTCAGCGGAGTAGATGTGTCAAATGTCCCTGAAAGCATGGATGCATTGAGACTTGTTATGCCTGATGGTCGAACACTCACAGGTGCTGCAAGATCAGCTTGTGATGCTCTCTCCATACAGGACGGGGACATTGATCACTTCTTCGCCGTCCCTGCCACAGCAGCAACAATATTTACAGCGTATGACATTAGTGTTGATGCAGGTTTATTGCACACAAATTCAGAGATTCATGCAATCGATGTCTCGGTTGCTGGAGGTGATCCTGATGGAGACGTTGCGGCTGTATCTACTGGCACTTATGTTGCACCAATTCATCAACATATTGGTGCATACTCTACGCCTGATCAGGCTACCCCAGACGCTTTTGCTGGGCACACCTCAGACGGTGGATCAACGTGGATAGATGGTATAGATGGACTGGAAATATTCGAGAAAAACGCTGATATTGTCTGGATCGGATCGGCAGCGGTGTTCTCAAATCTTGATGTGATTATGACCTCTAATGCAAGCAAGCAGATTGGTCTCACATGGGAATATTCCACTGGAGCTTCTACATGGTCATCCTTCGGAGTCGATGATGATACCGATGGGTTTCAGCAGTCTGGTGTTATTAGTTGGACTGCGGCTAATTTGGTTGGATGGTCAAATTCAGGTGATCCTGGAGCTGGGGATTCAGACGCTGGTTACTGGATTAGAATAACGAGGACCTCTGGTCCTGACCCTGGAACACCTACGCCGACGACTATTCAGACCGGAGCTGTGGTGTTATATGAGTGGAATGAAGATGGCGATTTGGTCATTAAGAACATTGATATTGCTGAATATCGGATCTTTCCAGCAACTCTATCTGATGATACTGCAAGTGGGGACATTGACACGGTAACTTTTGGTGAAGATGTGGTATTCGGTGAAGTGTGTTATCCAGATGCCACAGATAACGAATGGAAGAAATCCCTTGGAACAAATGCAGCCGTTACTTATCCAGGCATGGGAATTGCCCTTGAATCTAAAGGAAATGGTGAAGCAGGTAAGCTTCTTTTAAGAGGTAAAATCAGAGATGATTCAGCTTTTGCCGGGGAAATGGGTGACATAGTATACCTCAGTGATGGAACGGCAGGAGATGTGCTTTATGCAGCTCCAGACACTTCAGGAGACATTGTTCAAATCCTTGGCTTCGTGAATACCGACAATGTCTTTTATTTTAATCCTGACTATACATATGTAGAAGTTCCTTAAGGAGGATTTGATGAGACGATCACTATTAGGATTATCCTTTCTCTTGTTTTTTCCTACCCTTGTCTTTGGTGCAGGAGCTATTGTTGGTGTAGATAATCCTGCAAAAGTTTGTGGAACAGTCTCAGCTAAAGTGTGTGGGGCTGCGGTTACTCCTGCCGCAAGTAGTTGTTCTTATGTCCATTGTAACGGCTTTGAGGCTCAGACCGATGATGACGATTGGACGACAGTGAGTGGCACCCCTGATTTTGACGATCTATCATGGGGAATGGAAGGCTTGGAGGGTTTAGAATTTCCTACTGGTAATAATGCAGTCGTATCTATTGCTGTAACCGCACGAGCAGAGACATGGATTACGTTCATGCTGCGGTTTAATGATAACAATGAATCTTTAGAAAACCTTGTGTTATTGTATAATGATTCCACGCTATTAGGAACCTTGTTGCAAGAACATGATGCTCTAATAAAGGTTCAGGCAGAGGGTGGGACTCTAACTGCTGGCGAGACAGTAGCTGCACATTCATCTATATTTTATCTCAAGTTACGGTTTAAGCAGGGTACGGGTGCAAATGCAGAGCTTGAGTTTTGGGCCTGTACGGACGGTCAGACATGGACGCAGAACCTTTCAAGTACTGATGGAACAAGTACTGCTCAGGTGAATAAAATAGTTATTCAGAACACTCACGATAATGAGGTAATGTGGATTGATAATTTCATGGAGAATAGTGCAGATATCACGGATGCAAGATAACAGCCTGAAAGGAAGATAATCATGAATCAAATTTCAGTATTCAGAGGCGATGATAAGACATTTAACTTCACATTCAAAGACGGTGATGGAGCTGCCATTGATATAACTGACTGGACAATATATTTCACTGCCAAAGAGAATGTTAATGATACAGATGACGAGGCTAAAATTAAAAAGGATGTAACAGTGCATACGGCTCCGGAGGGCGGCATCTCAAATTTTTCGCTTTCCCATATTGACACTGATCTGGACCCTAAAGAGTATTATTATGATTTTCAGATAAAAAAAGATGATGGAATCATACGAACCCTCATAAAGGGTGGATTTCTTATCCATACTGATATCACAAGGAGAATTACCTAATGTCTGACATCACTCTCAGTGTAGTCATTGATGATGGTCCTGACATCAATATAATCTTGGACGAGGATCATAGCGACATCAATGTGACCATCGGTGATACTCAGGCTGTCATGGTCACAATACAAGGTGGGATCAAGATTCACAATACATTGCCTGACTTACAAGGTGGAGCTGCGGATGAGTATTATCATCTTCTTGAAGCGGAATATACCGAGTTAACCGAATGGTTGAATAATGTTGTGCTGGGATCTAATGGAGTAACAACTATTCCACAGTTGGTCTTGATTCCTTCTGCAGCTGCTCTTGAAGCGATTGAGGGGGGAATGTTTTATAATAACGCAGACAAGTCTGTTTATGTCTGCACAGATATTTAGGGGGGAAAAATATGATAGATTTTAATAGTTTTTGTTATAATTGTCCGTGGCGTGCAAGTCGTCCAAATGGTTCCTGTAGTTTTGAAGATCATTGTTCCGTAAGCGGAATGCCATGTAAAGAAGATACTTGCGCTGTTTTTTATTGGCTTAATGCCATTAAAGAAAAAGAAGAATAATGTAGATTTATTATTGAACGCAATAACCTATTTAAGAAAGGAGTAAGACAATGGCTGAAACATGGAAGAAGTTGGCGTTTGAAACAGATGTTGTATTAAAAACCGCTTGGACTGAAGATACTTTTATGTATGCTTCAGTTGCGAGTACACCCGTAGCATCTTCACCGGCAGATGTACTGGCTGCTTTGAGTGGCCATGCTGGTGCTGGATTTGACTTTAATAGTCAAGTTGTAACGGCTGAGGACTTGATCATTGCTGATGGTGGCAGCATTGGAGCAGCAAGTGAGGCTGATGCTTTCAAAATCGCTGCTGATGGTACGATCACAATGAAAACCTGCATCAATGCTGGTGAAGATACAGACAAGTTTGTGGTCTGGGATGCTTCAGGTAATCTTGATTTTAGAACTGGTGCTGAGGTCCTAAGTGACATTGGTGGAGCAGGTGGAACTCATGCTCTGTTAGATGGATCTATTGCTGATGATACTGTTGCGCAGGACGTAACGAGAGGTTCTATTATCTATGGCAATTCAACTCCCGCATGGGATGAGCTGGTTATTGGTGCGGCTGATACATTCCTTGGTTCAGATGGAACTGATGCATCTTACAGAACAGCGGCTCAGGTATTAGCTTCTATTAGCGGAGAAGCTGGAGCAGCGTTTGACTGGAATGGTCAGCAAATGCAGAACATGCTCTTGCAGAGTCTTGCTGATGATGCAGCTAAAACAGCCTTAACTGCTGTTGTTGGAATGATTGCTTACCAGGTTAATGATGATGCAGTTTATATTTGCACAGAGGCGGAATAATATGGCTAAGAAAAAGGTAGAGAAACCTTCAGTTCCTTCAGAGGAAGCTATAGAAGCTGCAAAAGTACAAAGAGCACAGCAAGTTCAGAAAATGATGCAACTTGCTAAGATATATGAGGAGACGCTTGAACCTAAAGTTGTGCTGTTGTTCAGGCGTCTGGAAGAAATGATTGCCCAGGCTCAGATGCCGTTGACTCATATTAATCTTGTGCTGGATTTACTTAAAAAGCAATGTGTGAATATGGCTGATACTGCTTATGTGACTAAAGGCGCTGAAAAGCTTATGAATGTAAGGGGTGGGACAATTGGCTGAGACATGGAAAGCAGTTGCATGGGCTGAAGATGTACAAAACTTATTTGCTTATGGTGTTCAGTGGGATGAAGATTTAGCTGGTCCTACTTTGGCGAGAACTGGGGCTTTGAAAGGCTTAACCGCTGCTGAATCACCTGGGAATGCATCGCTACCAATACAAGCCGCTATGAAACGGTGTATTTTAAGTGATGCTGGAGTTGTGCAATATTATCTTTATGCCACAGATTCAACATTGAAAGAAGATGGAACAACGGCCTCTGTATTGGATGGAACAGACGGACAGGTAATGGTTGAAATACCAAAGTTTGCTTATAAATATTCATACGATGCCGCTGCCAATATTCATGATTGGAGTATATCTTCAGTGTTACTTCCTGGCTACGAATGGCATCCAGCGTTTTACAAAGACGGTGCCTGGGTAGATAACAGGTACATAGGAGCATACGAAGGTATAGGATATGATGATGGAACTAGTGCTTATGTTAACTGCGGAACAGGAAAAGCTGATAACTGGGCAGGCGGGTCTATTGATTTGGCGAATGATAAACTTGGTAGCGTAAGCGGTTTTGCACCTATGATGGATGAGACCAGAGCTGAGTTTAGAGCAATTGCGTTGAACCGTGGTGTAGGTTGGAGACAACAGGATTTCTATCTAATGAGTGCCATTCAGTTGCTTTATCTGGTTGAGTATGCTTCATTTTACAGCCAAGACGTGATTGGTATGGGCAGGACTGAATTAAGTGGAGGAACTTGGGTTAAAGACAGCTACATAGGCGTTACAGGCAAATCCAATAGTGACGGCAATGCCACTGCTAATACTGGAGGGAATACCAACAATGCATATATGAGCTATAGAGGAATAGAAAACTTCTATGGCAATCTCTGGAAGTGGGTAGACGGATTTAACATCAACGATAATATTCCGTATGTTTCTAATACAGAAACGGATTTTGCGGATGATACAGACACAAATTACACCAGATTGACCGATACCGGAGGGAGTGGAATCACACTAATAAATGCTGGTGGATGGCAAACAACCTTGGAACAAACAAAAGGAGGGTTTTTACCTTCAGCGGTTGGTGGTGGTAGTAGTTCAACTTATATAACTGATTACTATTATCAGGCTGCCGATTGGCGGGTGGCTGCACTCGGCGGGGATGCTTATTATGGGGATGTTGCGGGCTTCTTTTATTGGGCTCTTAGTGCTGCCTCGACTGCTGATGATGTGGATTTCGGGTCTCGGCTCTGCTTCTAATAAAGAATATACAATGTAATAATCCTTGCCTCTTGGCAAAAAATAAAATACATAATCCATTACAATCAGCGATAAGGAGATATAAATGAAAACAATAGCAGAATCTAAATCTTCACCACCAACAATACAGAAGATTTCCAAAAACAGTTATTATTACAATTACAACATAGAGGAAATTGAAAAAGAAATAGAAGCTGGCGGAACTGAGACATTTTATCGATATAACTATGTGGAAATCGAAGGCACACCCACCAAGCTGAAAGTCCTGGAGGCCATTAGAGGTGCTGAATCAAGCACTGATACAGAATTAGTCGAGAGCGTAGCTACAAATCGTAGTGAAGCATTGACGCAATTAGCTGATGTTGCCGAGATGTCTTATACTCAACTTGACACTTATGTTGAGAATACATTCGGAAATTTAGCAATCGCACAAAAAACAGCTTTGAAGAAATTATATAAGACTGTATTGGCGATGTTGAAACAGATGGATTTAAGTTAATAATTTAAAGCATAAAAAAGAGGAACGAAATAAAAAACATATATAAGGATATATAAGATGATCCGAGTAGATATAGAGGAACAATTTACAATAACTGTGGCACTTATAGATGAAGACACAGGACAAAATGCCATAGGCGAAACTGTTAATTACGATATTCTTGATGCTGATGATGATTCTTTATCTCCACCTATGGCAGGGGTTCTTCCAGAATCAACTACAAATTCTGGGATATATAGAAAAGTAATTGTTGGTGGTATGGTAGACGCTGGTAATTATACAATATATGCAACATGTACAGGATTTACAACAAATGCTGAAGAATTAATTGTAAATGAAGAAAATGTATATGATGTTATAAAACAGACACAGAATTATAATACATCTGTAGAAGATGTGTTAAGGACCGGTGGTCCAACTGCATCACAAATAGCAAGAAATGTTCCAGAAGGAAAGACAGATTATTTAATTACTAGGATAAAAGCGGACGATGCTGTTGATTGGACAAGCCCTGTTACCTCAGGAACAATTTTTGCATGGTATAAAACAGACTCTGATGAGTTGCCATACAAAATGTCTGGACCAATTTAGGAGTAATTATGATAGTTTATGCGGTGGTTAATATAATTAATGATAAAGTTTATATAGGACAAACTATATTTTCATTAGAGGTACGTAAATATAAACATGAAACTGTGGGTAATACTGGATACTACTTTCATAATGCTATAAGGAAATACGGAAAAGATAATTTCAAATGGCAAATACTTTGTAATTGTAAATCTAAGGAAGAGTTGAATAAAAAGGAAAAATATTATATAAAAAAATATAAAAGCAATATTAAAGGATATGGATACAATATGACAGATGGGGGAGAAAGTCCACTATGCAGAAGACACACCAAAGAAACAAGAAATAAAATGTCTATAGCAAAAATGGGTAAAAAACATCCACATACTATGGAGTGGAATAAGAAAATAGGATTGGCACAATTAGGAAATAAAAATCACATGTATGGTAAATATGGGTCTTTACATCATAGTAGTAAGAAATATGTTGTAGTAGATATTAATGGAAATAAATTTATTGTTGAAGGTTTATCAGAATTTTGTAGAAATAATGATTTATGTGTAAATAATTTAAACGCGTGTGCCAGTGGTAGGCGTAATCATCATAAAGGATATAAATGTAGAAAGTATAATAAAGATATAGATTCAAATTTATCATATTGGAGTGAATCATAATGAATATTAAGACAATTTCTAGTGTAGGATATAATTTATGGGCAGAATATGTCGAGGGAGAAGATACACCATTCCCTGTTTGTGCTCCTGAAATGACAGGGCATGAAATGTATAAGTTAGATGTAGTTGGTCATGAAATAGATACAGATGAAAGTTAATTTTACAAAAGGAGTTTATAAATGATTTCTTTAACCTTAACCGTTTCAGATTTGACAACCTTGTTACAAATCTATGACAGAATACAAATAAGAAGATATACAGGAACAGGGACCCCATCTTCAACTATAGATATTAGTGATTATACTACTGCTAGTGGAAATGACACAATTAGTAGTAGAACTGGTGTTTCTGATGTTTTATTGGATGCATCTTATACACAATATTATTTTACTGATCCTATTGGTGTTCCCAGTGATTGGTATATATCCAGATATTATAAGGAATCCACTGGAAGTGCTAGTGCTTGGACAGTTCCAGTTTTAGGTGAAGCATATGATTTTTATTACGATCCACTTTATCCTCCAGAAGTTGAATATGATACAGCAGAACAATTGGTGGTGGACAGAATAAGATTGTTAATTGGAGATCCTATAGATTTAAGGCGCGAATACGGAGAAAATGTTGCTTCCTCTATACATGATGATGATAAAACGTTAGAATTCGACGAAAAGGGGTGGCCAGTAAGTTTAACTATGGGTGGAACCACATATAACCAAACAACTAACCCTTCTGTAAATGGTTATAGATTTTTAAGATTTTTAGATACTATAGAAGCTACTACTTGGTCGGGGTGCGAAGAAATTGGTTTGGATATATGGTATTACACATTTAGATGGTCCGACAGAGAAATCATGGATGCTTATGATAATTGTCCTCCACCTATTGGACTAACAACTGTTACTGCTACAACAGAAGCTTATATGCTTAAGACCGCGTATGAATTATTATATTCGGAATTTTGGTTAGACACAGGAGAAGATGGTGCGGTTGTAACTGATGAAGGAACGCGATATGATCCTTCACCAGGACTAGATAACAGAAGACAGTTATTAGAATCTTTAAAGAAAAGATTAGATGATTTAATTAAGTCACTAACTTTAACAGGAATTTCAGGTGTATTGGTAGATTAAATAGGAGTTTAAATTTAAATGAGAAATAGAATCCGACCAAATACTAAAAATAAACACCGCAAAGCAATTCGTGATGTCATAAAGTCGTTAAGTAGAAGAATTCTTATTTATAAACAATCTAGGAAGCTTGAATGCCCCAACTGTTTCTATGACAAATTGACGAATCGTTCTACTGGTAAATGTAAATGGACATTACAGGAAACTATAGATAAACAGGCTGAGTATGCTGTTGCTAATCCAAACA